TTTGGGCGACTGTGGCCGCAGTCTGGATGACTGTCCAGGCTTTCATGGCTGCGTTGGCGAGAAGCACAGCCGCGGAGATTGCGCCGAAGCCGACGCCCAGCGCAACGATCAGATCGGTGTTTTCGGAGACGAACTTGGCCAAGTCCTCGAGGTATGGCAGCAGTTTCTCGATGATGGGGATGAGGGCCGCGCCGATTGACTCTTGAGCTTCGCCAATCGCGGTCTGCATCCGCTTGAAGCGGCCTTCGGCTGTTTCGGCAGCTGCTGTGGCTGCGCCGCCGAACGTCTCTTGCATGATTTTGCCGAGCTCATTGAACGACGCGCCTTCCTTGACCAAACCCTTCAGCGATGGGTCTAGTTTGGCCAGGGCGGTGGTTTGGCCGTTGTAGGCCTTTGCAAGGGCATCTGAGACGCTTGTGAGGTCTTTGCCGGTGGCCGCCGAGATGTCCATCGCCAGCTTCAGGTTTTCGGTGGCGAGGCCTGTTTCGCCCATGCCGCGGGCAAGCACAGAGAGGGCGTTGCGGAGGTCGGTGTCGGCGACGCCGGTGGCCAGCGTCATCGAGGAGATCATGTCCTCTGTCGCGTTGACTTGGGCGTCGGTTGCGCGGGTCGAGATCTTGAGTTGTCGCGCCAACTCGGCCGACGACTTCTGATCTTCCATCGCCGCTTTGGCCGCAGCGGCTCCGGCGATTGCTAGGCCGCCAAGCGCGGCTGCCGCTGGTATGGCGGCTTTCTTGATAGCAAACTGGGCTTTCTCACCGGCTGTCTCAAGCTGCTTGAACTCTTGGATGGCCTTGTTGATGCCTTTGCCGTCAAATTCGGAGACGATGGGGATTGTTATTGCCATTATTTGCCTCTGCTCGCTTTGTCGGCGGCTTTCATGACACCAGCAACAAGTGTTTCCATCTCGCGAAGTACGTCGTCGCGGTGCTTTTCATAGGCTGGCCACATGATGCGGCTTGCGCGGCCGTAACGGCTGTTTAGAGCGTTCACCATGTTGTCGCCTTGCGGGGTTTTGCTGTCGCGGCTCATGTCCAGCAGTACGGCGCGAGCATTTTTCCAGCGGATCCCAAACACAGCCAGGTTTCGGGTTATTCCTTGAAACTCCTTCGGCTTTTTGCCAGACGTGAACGGCTTGATGCCTTTCGGGGCGACGCTGCCTTTCCACGGAAACATTTCGTAGCCTGACTTAGTAGCCCATTTGCGGGCCATGCCTGACAATGGAGCGCTGGCAGGCACCTGGCTTTGAGCTTCACGCACCGGGGCTTCAACAATCGTCGCAAAATCTTTTGTGATTTGCCGACGGAGCGCTTTGTCAAGATCTTGCAAAATGCGGAGGTCGTCTTTGATGCCGACGATGTTCCATTCAGCGTTCGCCGTCACCGATGTCCTCCTTTGCGTTGTTTGTTAATGATTTCGATGGCTGTGGCCAGATCTCGAGAGGTGAACTCGATCTCTGGCGGCCAGTACCCGGTGGCGACTAGAAGTTCGGCTAGGCCTCGGCTCCAGGTGCCACTTGGGAAGGGTTTGCGTCATCGCCCGCCACAACGTCAAGTGTGACGATCTTTTTAAGGTAGTCGTCAAACACGAGCGGGACGGTAATCCCTGCCGTTTTGCTGGCTTCGTAGGCGAGAAAGGCGAGATCTTCGGCACCGATACCTGCTGCAAGGTCACCGGCGCGACGCTTGAATTTGCGTTCCCAGGTGACGACGTTAAACAGGTTCGTGGTGACAACCTTGGCTCCTTCGCCGGTGTCGACGCTGATTTGGATTTTCATGGTTCTCCTAGCACGGTTGGAGGGTTAGATCAGGTGATGTCGCGGGCCCAGGTGCCGCCGGTGAAGGTGACTTCCTGGGTGGAGAGCTCGCCGACGGTCGAGTTGATCGGGGTGAACGATTCGAGGAAGCAGCCGGTGATCGTGTACTCGGGGTTCGTTGACGACTCGGTTGTGCCCGACGGGCTGATCACCAGGGTGGCGCTGCCGGTGTTGACGGCGTCATAGAGGGCTGCTTCGACTTCGTTTGCGCCGTAGCTGTTGAACAGCGTGAGGCTGACTTCGACGGACTGCAAGCCTTTGGTGAACTTGTGCCCGGTGTCGCCGAACGCGGTCGACTCGAGGGCGTCGTAGCCGGTGGTGATGGTGGCCGCGCTGCATTGGTCTGACAAGTCGTAGGTCTGAGCGCCGACGGTCAGGTTTACAGTCGCATTCCCGAGGAACGTGAGTGTTGCCATTGTTAGTTTCTCCTTGCCGCGATTGCGACTGTCAGGTTGTAGGCGGGTATTGCTTGGTCGCCAACGGTGACGGTGGCGGGGCGGCCGCCGGTGACGGCCAGGGTTGTCGACGCCATGATGGTGTCGGCGGTCGTGATCAGGTAGTCCTCGGCGTCTTGGTTGCCGGGTGGCGCGGCGAGGATCAGCAGATCGAAGCGGATGTCGCCCACGTTGTAGGTGAACGAGTCGAACGTCGGCGGGTTGACCAGGACGGTCATCGGTCGGGCGTTTCGCGGGTCTGTGACAGCTGCCAAGCCGAGCGCGGTGAGCGCGTTGACGACAGCTGTGCGGGACTCGGCGAAAATGCCTGTTGCGGGCATTAGGCCACCTGGCTGCGGCGAATGCCGAGCAGACGCATGATCTGGCCCATTGTGCCGGTCGGTGCGGTGATCGCCATGTCCTGAAACGATGCAAACGAGTCGACCGAGCCGCGTTCCCGGTACAGGGCCGCGGCGTACATGATCGTGCCGAGCTTGACGGCGCTACTTGGCACGGTGGAGAGGGACTCGCCTTGATAGCCAGCCATCTTCCGTGCCTTGTAGGCCCAAGCGTTGGCGGCATCCGTGCATACCCCAACGAAGGTTGTGTCGTTGGCGGTAGCCACGGAAATACCGAGCCACGACAGAACGTCTGCTGCGACGATCCATGTGCACGTTTCTGTCCAGGTGACGGTGCCCGACATTGAGTCGCGGGCCACGTCGCTGCCCGCCGAAGCGACCAGCAGCTGGTTGGTGATGACGATGTCGGTGTCGTAGACAAAGTCGCCTTCGGTGTCGATGCCTTCGAAGTAGTACACCGGGACAGCGAGCACGGTGAAGTTCCCGTTGAAGCCGGTGGTGCCTGCGACGGTGATCGACTGGCCGATCCCGATTTCTGTCGTCTCTAGGGTCTGCACAATGGCGTAGCCGTCTACCCGTTGGGTGTGGGTGACGGTGAAAACGGCCATTGTGCAGAGCTCCTAAGTGTGACAGTCAGCGGATCAGACGAACGCGGCCTTGACGAACTTCGACGAGTCGATCATGAGCGTGGCGAAGTAGCCGCGCCATGCGATGGTGCGCGAGATCGTCGACGGGTTGTCGATCGAGATTGCGCCCTTCTGCTGTTCGAAGATTTCGAAGCCGGAGGCGTCGCCCACGATCAGGGTGCCCGAAGCGAAGTTGCGGTCAACGACGACCTGGAGGCCGAAGGCGTTGCCCGAGGTCGAGCCAGGGGTGAGCTGTCCGAAAGCGTTCATCGGCCCGATTTGCGGGAAGAGCGGTCGGTCAGCGGTGTCGCTGAGGCCGAGCAAATCCTGCCAGATGCCAGGCGCGAGGAAGAGGTGGGTCGGCAGGTTGCCGTTCGACGCCGAAAGGATCGTCGCGGCCGAAGCTGCGATCCACGATGCCCAGTAAGCGGGGTCGCTGGCCGAGGTCGCGGTGAAGTTCGACGTGGTCGTTGCGCCCGAAGCCAAATTATCACTCGCCACATTGTCCGTGGTGTTGGCATAAATTCGACCCATGTCGTCAAGGATGAGCGACAGCACGTTCGGGTCAGTCCAGTCGAGATCCTGCTCGGAGATCGTGACGTAGCCACCGTAGGCGGCCTTCGTCACCTGGTTGTTGAACACGACGAAGGTGCCGGACTGGAGCGCCGCGTTCTCAGCGGACTGAACGGCCATCGACGTGTGGGTGGTGACTTCGGGACGGATGAACACCTTGCCGCCACCAGGCATTGCCTTGACACCGATTGCGTCAACGACGGGGCGACGGCCCACGAAGTTGTTGTACACCGGGCCGAGGATGGGCGTCGGCAGGATGCCGGGCGTGTCGGTGGTGATGACGTCGGGCGCCGCGGCCTTGATGGCTTCGCGCATTTGGTGCCATGCCGAGCCGCCTGCGATGGCCGCCGAGAGGTACTCGACTGCCGTCGGCAGCGGGACTTCCTTGCGGGCTGTCGCGTAGACAAGCGGGCTGACGGGGTGGGTTGCCGGTGCCTCGGGGGCCTCGGCCTGGATTGCTTCTGACACTTGATCCTCCTGAGGGGTGTCTTGTGGGTGGTTTTCGTCGTCCTCTGGGTCGGCCGAGGCGGCGATTTCTGTGATGACCGCGTCCGAAAACGCGGGCACGGCAACAAGCGACAGCTCGATCAGGTCAGCCTTGGAGACGACCATGACGCCTTGCTTGTCGAACTTGAACTTGGTCGGGTTGGCCCCGACGGACACGGAGTCGTATGCCCCGGACTTGAGGAGCGCGACAGCATCGCGACTCGCCCGCGTGTCGGCGAGAGTTGCTTCAAACTCAAGCCCGGTTGCGGTGTCGGTCAAGCGGTTGACGACACCACGAAGCTGCGTCAGGTCATGATTCTCGACAAGTTTGGCGGCCTTCTGGTTGACGTCAAACGAGCCGGGCAGAAACTTGACTTGCTGGCCGCCAGAAACGGTGGCGGTGACATTCCACGGGACGGCAACACCCGAGATTTTCGGGGCGTATTCTTCGTCGTCTGGGTTGGCTGCGAGGATCTCGACGGCCGCGTTGAACTTGATCATTCAAGCTCCATTTCATCTTCGGGTAGTTCGGGTGCTGGTTCTTCGCGCTGGATTTCTGGCGACTCAACCATGAATTCCTCGAGGTATTCCTCGACGTCGA